CCCTGCTGGGCGAACATCGCGTTCTGCCGCACCTGCTCGCCGCCGCGCCAGGTAAAGGTAAAGCCGTGGCGGTTCTGGAGTGGGCCGACCTGCTGCATCACCGCCCGCCGGCCCTCGTCGCCGTACATTCGGATGGTGAGGTCGCGGTCGCGGAACTGATAGTCGTAATCGACGATCAGCGCGGTGGCGCGGGTCAATATGCCGCGCTCGATCACCGTGACGGCGGTCGCCGTGGTCAGAAGGTCAACCGCCTGCTCCTGCGCGATCTGCGCCTGGTTCGGCTTGCCGGTTCGGGTCTGCTGCGGCAGCATCGACGGGTTGACGCCGAGCGTCTGGAAAATCTGCTGGATCGCCATCTGCACCCGCGTCATCGCCCGCGGCGTCAGGTCGGGAAAGGTCAGCAGCTCCACGGACCCCGGCGCGATGTCCCAGATCGCCCCCATGTTGAAGACCAGCGGGCCATTGTATTTCTCCGGGTCGCGGGCGACGATCGGCGCGGCCGAGAGGGTGGCGGCGTCGGCTCCCTCGTTGGCCGCATCGTTGGCCTCGTATTGCAGGCTATCGACGTAGGAAATCAGCGACGGACCCTTGAAGGCGCCGGACATCTTCTTGACCGGGCGCGACAATAGCGGGCAGCGGTCGTTCCAGTACGGGTTGCGCTTGGCGCCGAGCTGGGCGCGCTGCGGCCCGAGAAAGACGCGGCAAAGGCGGGGCTCGCCGTCCTCGCTATACTTGCCGTCCTTCAGCGGCAGCATCGTCCACGTCTCGTAAACCGAGCACTCCTTGCCGCCCTTCTTGATCTGCGCGTGCTCCAGCAGCCGCTTCTCGATGTCCTTGTCGGCGCCATTGGCGACCTTGCCCATCTCATCCTTAAGGATCTTGGCTTCGTCGGGCCGGATCTCGCCGGCTTTGCGCATCTGGTCGATCTTGGCCTTCGACCAGCGCCGCACGATGGTAATGCTGCCGCCGCAGGCCAGCGCCTCGTCCTCCGTGTCGGCGGTCGCCGGCAACACCAGCACGTCGCTGTCGTGCAGGACTTCCAGCACCGGGAAGCCCTCGATCACGTCCTCCTCGGTGCGGTCCTCGATCTTCTCGCCCGGCGCTTCCATGCCGGTTTCCGGGTCTTTCGGCCCGTGGGTTTCACGTGAAACAATCTGCCGCTCGACCTCGGCCCAATCGACGTAGAGGTTGTATTGCCCCTCGACGTCGCCGTTGCGAATGAGCGGCTCGACCACCTGCGTCTTGGCCTCGCGCCCGTCGATGTAGTGGTCGAGCAGGGCGACGAGGGCATTTTCCGTGCTGCCATCGGCGGCGATGGCCTGCACGTAGCGCCCGCCCTGCGGGAACAGCTGGTTGACAAAGCGCGTGACCCGCGCCTCCACCGCATCGTGGATGATCGGAAAATAGATGTCGGCGATGCCGTTATAGTAGCGGTTGCCGTTGGCGACGCAGTTGTAGCAGTCCCAGTAGTCCGCTATCGCGTCGGCCCGGTCGGCCTGATCCTGAAAGCCCTTCTCGACATCGCCGAACAGCTCGTCGATGCGGGCGCGGATGCCGCCATGGGCATTGGCGTTGCGGCGGCCGAGCAGATCCTGGTCGCGGCGAGGGGCCGAGGCTGCTTCCGGCTCGGCCCCCTCCTCGGACTCCTGATCCCGCGACTCGTCGTCAGCCATCGTCCCGGTTCAGACTATGGCTTCGGCTCGGGCGGCGGTGCGATAAGGCGGTTGTGGGCGACCTTCAGGCGGAAGATGGCGCCGCGCATCCCGGCCAGGGCCGGCACGCTATCGACCATGCCTTCGAGCATCGCGATGACATCGCCGAGCATGCTGTGCACCGGGTCGAGGGGCTCGGCGACGACGGCCTCGGGCCTGACATGGCCGGCAGCATCGGCCTCCATCAGAGCAAGTTTGTCGAGTTCGGCCTTGTCGGCGTCGGCGATCAGCCCCCTGGATTCGGCGGCACGCAATTCGGCGAGACGCTTCACCTCCTCGGGGTCCGGCCCCGGCGGCAGCGGCGACGCCTCCAGAGCAGCAAGCTCGGCAGCAGCCGCCTCGTCCAGCGGCGCCAGTGCCTGCATGCGCTTCAGTTCCGCCATGCGGGCCATCTTCTCCGGGGTCATCACATCGACCGGCATCGGCACCGGCTCAGGCGGATCGTGCGGCGTCGGGTCGATCGGCGGCGGCGGCGGTATCGGGGCCTCGGTAAAATCGTGCTTGACGTCGGACATCAGATCCTCCGGTCCCGCTGTGGCATTGCCGTCTTGTACCGCCGCCCGAGGTGGTCGGTGGCGTAGTTCTGTATCGTATCCTCTTCTTCGTCCCTTTCCGCAAGCCCGGCGCGCATGATCGCAAGGAACGATTCGAGACCCTCCATCAGCAATCGGTACGGCCCCTCCTCGGCGTGGTCCTGTAATCGGCCCCGAACAAGGGCTCGCGTATAGCCACCACTGAGGGCGCGCAGAGTCCACTTGGCGGTCCCGGCCACCTCGACCACGGGCATCCCTCGGGCGCTCTTGCCCAGCAGATCGTGCAGATGGAGCGCACCCTGGGGCTGGTCGCCGCCAAAGCGTATCTCGGCCGGTAGGGCGCGAACCGCCTGAGCCAGGCCCACATTGGTATATTTCTCCCCGTGCACCGGCGGCACCACCCAGACGGGCGGGGTGCGCAGGCTGACCTGCTGCGGCCCCGATATTTTCAGCATCTCGTCCCACGAGCGCGGCGTCGGGATCGCCTGCCCGAAGCGCTGGGTATCGCTAAACAGAGAGGCATCCGTATATATAGTGTGTACCAGCTCGGCCGGGCTGCCCTCGGCGACCCAATCGGCCAGCACAGTGAGGCCCCCATCATGGACCTGCAAAAGCACGGCAGCGGTCATCGCCCGGTTGGCGTTGGCGGCGAGGAAGAGCGGTCTGCCATTCGCATATTCGGCATCAGGGACGACGTGCTCCGCCTGGAAATTGTCATAAATCGGAAGACCGGGTCGCATGGTGAGCGCGTAAGCGAGGGCGTTTGGCGCATCTATCCGCCCGGTCGGGAAGTTCAGTAATTGCTCGGTCAGGGCCGGCAGCGGCTGCGCGAACTCGGCTTCACGGTTGGCGAAGAAAGGCTGGAGGCCCCGAATAAAGTCCAGCTTACCCCGGGGCGCACGGACACCTCTAAGCGGTAGGTATAGCCCTCGCCTGACCATTTCATGCCGGAACGGCTGAAGCAGGAATTGCTCAAGCCCGTCCTGCTCAACGCCCAGCCAAACCGGGTCGAAGCGCTCCGCAATATCGAAGCCAAGCGCCACAATCTCATCCGGAAGCAGAAGCTGGGCATCGGCACCCCATACCACCAAGCGGTTGCTGAGCCACGACCAGACGGCCCAGCCGGTGGTGGCCGAGCGCTGGTTGACGGTGCGGGCCGGGTCGATCATGGCGTAGCACGCCTGCCACGAGCGGACCCGCGGCTCCACCCGGATCATCTCCTTCCTGAACACCTGATCGGAGTCGCTGACCGCCTTGCACATCATCTCGCGGTCCCAGACGCCGAGTTCCCCCAGGCGCTCGTAGATGCGCCGCTCGCGGTCGATCCAGGGCAGCGGAAAGGCCGCCGGCCAGGAGGCCCGGCGCATGCCCGCCTCATCTATATACTCTATCGGGAAGGTCTTGCTCGGCCAGCCGGCCTCCCTCCCCAGCCGCAGCGGCACCGCATCCTCGTTCATCGGCGTCGCCCGTATCCGCACATTGCGGCTCGGGTCGCAGGCCTGTAGCAGCTCCGCCAGGAACCAGCGCATCGTCTTGACCCGGCCCTCCGGGGTCAGCACGTTGTCCTTGTCCTCGAAATCATCGACAAAGACGAAATCGGGGCGGTAATCGAGGAACTTGATGCCGCGGATGTCCTGGTCGCGGCCCAGCGCCTGGATGCAGACATTGTGCGTCGTCACCAGCTTGGTCTGGGTCCAGACCGGCCCGACCTGATCGCCGAAATGGTCGGTCAGGTAGTCGTTCTGGCGCAACTCGAAGGCGACGGAGGCAAGGCGCTCGGCGGCGCGGGCCTCGGAGGCGCCGATAATCAGGATGTTGTGGTAGCGCCGCAGCACGGCGGCGAGCGCGATGTCCTCTTCGCCGATGGTCGATTTGCCGCTGCCCCGGAAGGCCAGCAAGATGCTGTAGCGGTCGTCGGACCAGAAATCGGCGACCATCTCGCGGTGAAACGTGGCGGGCTCGACCGGCACCCCGCCGTGCTGGTGGCGGTGGCGGAAGACGATCTGGTGCGCCAGCCACTTGTCGGCCGAGAGCCGGGAGATCGTCTCGGCGATGGTGCGAACATCGGCGTCACACACCGGCTGGGCAACCGGGGAATGTCCCGTGTCTCGGCCAGCACCCTGTCCAGGCGGGCGTGGATCTCGTTCATCCGGTCACCGAGGGTGCGCGGCGCTTCCCTGGGTTCCGGCCGCAGCCCCAGCCGGTCGGCCTTGCCGCTACACTGGTTCTTGGTCATCCCCATCGCCTTCGCGATGTCGCTGTAGGTCATGCCGGCGGCGACGCCCGCCCGCAGGGTTGCGATGCGCTCGGGCGTCCAGGTGCTCCTGTTGTCGCGTGCGTTCATTCGCGGCTGTCCTCGGCGCGGTGCACGATGATGTCGCGGTCCTCGTCATCCATCGCCGGCAGGCACCAGCAGCCCATACTTATAATGTGCCGGCGGCGGTCGTTGAGCGGCACGATATGGCGGTACCCGTCATCGGGCTCGTAAACCGCCCAGCCCTCACTCCTCGTCGGCCGCCCCATCAGGCTCGTCCTCATCGTCGTCATCTTCAAACGAGGGATCTTCCCACCCCACCTCAGAGGACATCTCCTCGAAGCCCTCCTCTGTTTCTTCCCCAGAATGGCTGTCCGGGTCGCCGTTTACATTGGTTTCCGGTTCGTCTTCCGGCCCGGCGTGGCGGGCAAAGTGGCGGGCGACCCATTCCGGCCAGAAAGGCTGCTTGCCCGCCATCAGGGCGGTGATTGCAGCCGCAGAAGCGCCGCGCTGTCCTCGGCGTCCGTCACCGAGGACAGTGCCGAGACGGCGGCGGCGGTCGTGGCGGCGGCCTTGGTGGCCCAGGCCGCCTCGTATGCGGTACACGCCGCCCACTGACCGGAGAACTTGCCGTCATTGTCACGGTGGCGCAGGCAGGCGCTATGCGTATTCATGTCGCTCAGGTTGCTGAACGGCGCCGACAGCATATTGGACACCTGGGGCGCCGGTATACCAACCGGCTTTGTGGCGCCGCCGCCCAGACCAACCTGCTGCTGCCCAAAGCCGGCGCCGCCGGACAGCGCCAACAGCAAGGCAGCCAGCATCATCCTCGGCATCGCTCCCTCCTCTACAGCAGCATCAGGGCAATCGGGGCCAGCACCTTCAGCATGCCGCCAAGCTCGCCGAGCCAGGCCGGGGTGTTGGCATCCACCGTCGCCGGCACGCTGCCCACCGCCAGCGGGCCGCAGACCGCATTGCCATAGCTGACGATGACCTGGACGCGCGGATCAGGGACGACGAGGGCGGCATCGAGCCGCGGCCGCACCATGACGCAGGCCTGCTGCGTCGCCGCCACGGTGGTCGTCACCTGCCCCACCGGCGCGCAGGAGGCCAGGGCGCCAATGGCCGCAGCCGCCAGCGCCCGGCGCATCACTCCGCCGCCTGGCTGCTGCCGGGCAATTCATCCACCATCCGCGGAACCAGCCGGCCGTCAATCTGCCGGCGACCTCGCGGGCGGGGAACGCTATTGACCGTCTTGATGGTCAGCGTAGCATCGAGGCCGGCATCCTTGATGTGCGACAGAAGTTCGGCAACTTTCGGCAGAACTTTCGAAAGAATCCCGATCCGCTCCATCTCATCGTCGGGCGTCGGGGCCGAAAATAAAATCTCGGTGCGAAATGGCATCTGGTTTTCCGCAAGATCAACTGACAGCGGATCATAACGCGGAAAGATCGCCCGATCTATCGGAAACTCGCGGATATCGCGCAGAAACGAAGAAAGGCCCGCCTAGGGGGAAGCGGGCCTTTCAGGGTGCGACCAATCCGGTTGTCAAACACGGGAAAGGCTGCTATGTTGTTCGCGACCAAACCAACAACGGTCCCTGTATATGACATCCCAGACCCCGAGTCAAGCCCCCTCCGACGAGCTGGCGTCAGCGATAGCGCAATGTGCCCGCAAGCAGGGCGGATTTACCCCCGAGTGGCACGATCTCAGCCCGCAGATGCGCGAGGCGTGGCTGCGCGGTTCGCGCCAGTTCGTGCGGCACCTGGAGTCCCTCGGGTATGCCATCGTGCCGCTGAAGCCGTGAGTGGCTGGCCCGCGCTTTCGCACGAGGAGCGCCGACAAGCCGAATTACTCGCGCAACGCGATGCTTACGCCCGAGCCGCATCGGCGGTACGGCGCGCAAGCGGAGGCTGACCGGGCAGTTGTTCCCGGAGGCGAGAACCGCCGGCTCCGTACACGGCCTATGCGAGCTACCGACCCGCCTCCATCGGAGGGCCAGGGCGGCGCAGCAAACGGCACCTCTGCGACCGGTTGCTAATCGATGACCCGGAGGTGGACTGCCCTCCGGCCAGCAGCAGCGCCGCTGCGCCCGCCAAATACAGGCAAGCTTCCAGGGGGAAACCTTTAAGGAAGGGGGCTACCCTATAAACTTCGCGAAGCGACCTGCCGAGTATGA